ACAGTATGTTACTTGATGCTGGTCAATTTGTCTATGACAAAATTGACCACGTGTTGCGTGATTATTGCGGTTCTGGGCTGAAGAATACAGTCTTTTCGTGCCTAGTTGGCGTGATTGGTGGTTACGCCATCGGGACGTTTATCAACGTCTTGCTTGGCAGTATTACCACCCTTTCCGGCTGGCTTTTCAACAAACCGGCCGTTAAGAAGGCGTACGGGAATCAATATGCGATTCAGACGCATACCCTTACGCAGCTGCCGGCATTTGTCCTCAAACAACATTTGCCTCAGGCTGAAACCAAATCGCACGTGCTTTACACAAGGCACGGGCGTCAGGAGTCTACTCATAAGCTCCTGTCCAAAACCCACCTCATCGTCGTCGGCGTATCTGACCTTGGGCAGTCGGTTGCTTATATACGTGTGAACGTACAAACAATCGGCGGCCGTGTAGGTTGGACCGTTAAGCATGGCTTTGAGGCTGGTGGAGTCCGTATTTGCCGTATGGTCTTGCCCCCGCCACACTCAAAAGTTCTTTTTGTGCGTGATACGGATGGTTATGACCCTTCATACGACTTTATGGTGCAAACTGAGTTTGATCCGCAGCTCGACCGTACTTTTGTGATCTTCCCTAAGGGTCTCAATATGTTCGTCGATACGAGTGATCGGTATATAAGTGCAAGCTTTAATGCCACGCTTTTTAACCAAGCCCAGTTGTACTACCGCCCATCAGTTCAGATCACAATCTCTGATGATTTATCATCGGCTGTTTGTGAACCGACAAGTCTTCCGTTGTTGTCGATGGCAGTTGGCCGTTGTTCTGGAATCACTACTTGTGGTTTCGAAGACGGCACTGTCAACGCAGTGATAGAATTTGTCGGCAGCGCTGAACCACCTAACGGTGCGTGCGGTGGTGCCATAGTTCCTATGGACACTCATTTCGGGGAGAATTACCTCGGAATATCACTTGTCGGGTACTCCAAGTCGAAACAATGTACCTACGCCACCTTTCTAACGAGAGAAGATATCATGGCGTTCTATTCGCGTCACCCGGATATAAATTCTGGTGTTCGCGTAATTGATCAAACTGGTATCACCCCTGCGACAATAGTCGCCGATTTTTCGCGTAAGTGTGAGTATGCGCGTGCCGAAAGGCCTGGCTTTCAGCCAAGTCATGCCGGCTTGTATCGCTCCGCTATATTCAACTGCCTTACCGGCGTTGAGCTTAAGATCGACGGCGAATTGAAGTTTTGCCCTCCTTGTGAACGTGTTCCGTCTCCTGTTCGGGAGACAGGGCCAGCTTTTAAGAAGTACCCCCCGTTCATAAAGTCTGTTGACCCAAATATGCTCGCAGATATTAAGCTTTGTTGCGGCGACATCGCTGATACGATGCTCGCAGCTGGCCGCGAATTCCCTTATATTCGTCAAGATTTCTTGACTGTCGATGAAGCCTTAAATGGCACCAAAGATGGTTCAGTTATTGGTATGAATATGGAGTCGTCGAGTGGTTACACACCTGACTTCAAGGGAAAACGTGGCAACAAACACGATTTCTGCGATCGTTTAAACGATCGATGGACTATAAAACCCGAATTTGTCGAAGAGGCAGAGGCGGTTTTCCAAGACATTGTCGCTGGAAATGTGATGATGTATGTCGCCAAAACGACAGCTAAAGGAGAACTGCGCATGCCTGGCAAGGTTGCGCGTTTGGTTTCTTCTAAACCATTCCTAATCCTGTTGGCTCTGCGACGAGTTTTTTCCCCGCTGCAAGCGTTTATTGCATTCGGGGCCCCTCGGAACGGCACCGCTCGTGGTGTCGATCCCACTGGTCCTAGTGGCGAGGCGTTGCAGCGGCACCTTCACACCTTCCCTAAAAAGTTGGATGGAGATGCCAAGGCATTTGACGCTTCGCAAGACGCGAGCATAACCAACACCGCTATTCCGTTGGTCTTGACCCCAATTGCCCAGTTCGTTTATCCAACGAAGAAGGTAAAAGAGCTGAGACTCGTGTGTGAAGTTGCAGCCATAATGAACCACTTAGCTGTGGAGCTTTTTGGCCCTGACTACTTCTTACACATCGACGGGAACATTTCCGGTGACCTCTTAACTACTGATTGTAACGATATCTGGTCAGCATTGTGTATTCGCATTGCTTGGTTGGGTTATTACCGTACGCGGTACAGCGGTAGCTTGGGTGTGTTTGAAGCTTTTCATAAACACGTCCGCTATGCCACGCAAGGTGATGATATTGCGGGCTCAGTTGACTGCGATTTCAACCTCTACGACATGGAACTTGGCTACGGAAAGTGTTTGATAAAATTCACTTCCTCGGACAAGAGTGTTGTCGATGCGCCG